GCAGCGCCTTCCGGCTACGACGTGGACGCCGACCGCCTGGCGCTGCACGGCAAAGCGCTGGCCTACCAGACAGCCAACAAGACGACTTACGAGGCCGCTCTGGCCGCCGTGAGCGCTTAACCCCCCCCAACCAAGGAGACCAACATGAGCAAACAATCCATTTCGCTGCTGACGCTGTCCATCGCGGCCGTCGGCGCCATCGCCGCGAACCGTTTCGTCACACCCGCCCGCGATCAGGCGGTGGCGGACGAGAACACCCTGGGCGTCGCCACGACGGCGGCAACCGACGGCGAGGTGCTGGCGGTCGATGTGATGGGCACCGCCATCGTCGAAGCGGGCGCGGCTGTTGCAGCCGGCGCCACCCTGAAAGCTGATGCCAGCGGCAAGGCGATCACCTGGGTGACTTCCGGCGCGAAGGTTGCGGTGGCACTGGATGCCGCCGGCGCGGCCGGTGACTTCATCGAAGTGCTGCTGATCCCCAACGCAGCTTAATCAATCAATACACAAGGAGAATGAGATGAATATGACAAACGCACAGGCGCGCGTGGTCGACCCGATCCTGACCACCGTGGCGCAGGGCTACAAGAATGGCCGCATGGTGGCTGATGCGCTGTTCCCGGTCGTGCCGGTCGATCAGCGTGGCGGCAAGATTCTCGAGTTCGGCAAGGAAGACTTCGAGATGTACAACACGGCACGTGCGCCGGGCAGCAATACCAAGCGCGTGCAGTTCGGCCATCTGGGTCTGCCCTATGCGCTGGAGCAACACTCGCTGGAAGGCAAGGTTCCGCTTGAGCATCTGCAGGAAGCCAACCAGGTGCCCGGCATCGATCTCGGTCGCGGCGCGGTCACCAAGACGCAGAACATCATCCTGCTGACCAACGAATACCAGGCGGCGACCATTGCCCGCACTGCGGCCAATTACGCCGCCACCAACAAGACGGTGCTGGCCGGCACGTCGCGCTGGGATGACTACGCATCCGGCGTATCCGATCCGGCAGCCGACATCGATGCCGCCGTCGAGGCGATCCGCGCGCAGGTCGGCATGCGCCCCAACACTGTGGTGTTGTCTCCCAAGGCGTTCAAGGCGGCGAAGCGCCACCCCAAGATCATCGACCGTGTGAAATACACCAGCCGCGACAGCTTGACGCTGGAGATGCTGGCCGACTTGTTCGATGTCGAGCGCGTGGTGAGCGGCGATGCGATCTACAACAACGCCGGCACCATGACTGATGTGTGGGGCAAGGATGTGGTCGTGGCCTACACCGAGGTCGCCACGGCGGACGACGGCGGCGTGCCCAGCTTCGGCTACACCTACCGCCTGCGCGGCAACCCGATGGTGGAAATGGCGTACCAGGATCGCAACGCGAAGAGCTGGATCTATCCGGTGACCGACGAGCGTGTGCCGGTGATCGCCGCCGCCGCCGCCGGTTACCTGATCCAGACCGCCGTCAGCTAATTACCTGAAGAGCCGGGGCACTGCGCCCATATCGCCCCCGCCCCATCCCGAGTATGGGGCGGTTGGACAAGAGAGAGGATGGATCATGACCCAGTATCAAGTGGAAAGCCCGATCAGGCACGACGGCAAGGAATACGGTGTCGGCGACCTGATCGACCTGAGTGACAAGGCCGCCAAAGATCTGTTGGCCATCAACGCCATCGGCGCTGCCGCAGCAGGCAACACGCCAACCGCACCCGCCGACGAAGCCGGGCGCATCGCCGCCATCGTGGACGCGATCGGCAAGCTGGACGCCGCCGACGCATCGCTGTGGATGAAGAACCAAGCGCCGAAGACCGAGGCCATTGCCGCGATCACCGGCTGGCCCGTCGTGGCGGCAGACCGCAACGCCGCCTGGGAACAGATCAACGCTGCCAAGTAATCGACGATGACCTACGCCACCCAACAGGACATGATCGACCGCTTCGGTGAGCAGGAGCTGATCGAGCTGACGGATCGCGACCAGTTGGGAGTGATCGATGCGACGGTGATGGCGAAGGCATTGGCTGATGCCGATGCGGAGATCAATGCCTACCTGGTGGCGCGATACACACTGCCGCTGGCCGGCACGCCGCCTATCCTGACCAAGTTTGCCGCCGATGTGGCGCGTTACCAGCTGTACGACACCAAGGCGACCGAGCAGGTGAAGGCGCGCTACGACGATGCGGTGAAGTTCTTCAAGATGTTGTCCAGCGGCGCAGTGTCGCTGGGGCTTGACCCCGCCAGCGAGCCGGTGGCTGCGACGGGCAGCGTGAAATTCTCGGCACCGACGCGCGTGTTTAACGACGACTCGCTGGGCGGCTACTGATGCTGCTCTCTCCCGTTGTCGCCGCGCTCAAGCTGATCGTCACCCCGGGCGGCGCGCAGGAATTCCGCAAGGTGGCCACGGCGGCGAATTTCGCGGCGGCGCGCGAAGACCTGAAACAGCCGCCCGCTGTATATGTGTTGCCGATGAACGATGCGGCCGGGCAGAACAGCCTGGGCGGCGGCGCGATCATCCAGCCGGTGATCGAGCGCTTCGGCGTGGTGCTGGCGGTGAGCAATCTGCGCGACGCCTCCGGCGTGGCGGCTCAGGTCGAGTTCGAGCGGCTGCGCCGCCTGGTGATCGACCAACTGCTGGGCTTTGTGCCCGGCGATGGCTACGAGCCGTGCGAGTACGTCGGCGGGTCGCTGCTGGCGCTGGATGCATCGGTGCTGTGGTGGCAATTGGTCTTCAGGACCGGATACATGGAAAGGAACTACTGATGAGCGACTACCAGGACGAACATGCGGGCCGTGGCGGGTCTTACGTGATCGGTGCAGACGGCAAGCGCGTGCTGCAGCAACGCACCGGCCACGTCGTGCCGGATGCGCAACAGGCCCGGCCGGTCGTACCGGCCAAGACAACCAATTCCAAAGTGAAGGGAGCAAGCAATGCCTAGTCCGACCAATATCCGTTTCTGGAAGAAAAAGGCCGTCCTGTTCGGGATGGAGGCGGCATATGGCGTAGACCCCGTCCTGGCCGGCACTGACTGGTTCGAGGCGCGCAACGTCTCGCTGACGCCGTTCGACGTGGAAAGCCTGGATCGCAATATCGCGCAGCCCTGGATGGGCAACAGCGGGAAGCTGATTGTGGCCATGCGCCAGAAGTTGTCCTTCGACGTGGCGCTGGCCGGGTCCGGATCGCTGGGGGTGGCACCGAAGATCGGCAAGCTGCTGCGCGCCATCGGTTTCGCCGAGACAGTCACCGTTGCCACCAAAGTGGAATACACGCTGATCGACTCGGCGTTCGAGTCGGCGGCGTTCTACATCAACGTGGACGGTGTGTTGCACAAGGGGATGGGTCTGCGCGGCACCGGGCAGGCCGTGCTTGATGCCAAAGGCATCCCGGTCCTGCGCGTCGAATTAACGGCGCTCTACACGGCAAAGGTGGACGCCGCACCCGCGGTCGGCGATCGCACCGGCTGGCCGATGGAGGAGGCGGTCAATTCTGCGAACACGCAAGTGTGCAAGGTCAACGCCGTCGACAGCTTCTATTCGAAGTTCGGGTTTAGCTTGGGCAACCAGGTGTCGCACGACATCTACGGCGGCGGCTACCAGCAGATCAAGATCGGCGACCGCCAGCCGGCTGCCAACATCACCATGCTGGCGGAGCTGCTGGCCACCTTCGACCCATATGCGCTGGCAGTGGCCGGTACCAATATCGCGGTGCAGGTGATTCACGGGTCCGCTGCCGGCAAGAAAGTTCAGGTGGATATGAAGGCGATCATCACCAACGTGAACGAGACGGACATCAACAGCAACGTCGGCTACGACCTGACCCTGTCTCCCGTGCCGGTCACCGGCAACGACGAGATCAAGCTGACTTTCATTTGAGGTAACCCATGAGCAATAAGAAAAACCATCCGCTGTTCGTGGTCGATGCGACCGATACGGTGAAGTGGCCGGTGATCGTGAACATCCCGGTGGACGGCGGCGAGTTTGCCCCGTTCCAGTTCACCGGCATTTTCAAGCGCAAGAGCGAGAGCGAGTACGAATCCATCCTGCAATCGACACTGGCCGAGATCGGTCCGGCAGATGAGGCGGCTGCAGAGGTGCTGGCCGGCAAGCGCCGCTCGGAGATTTTGGCGGACAACGCAGACCTGTTCTTGCAGTTGCTGGTGGGCTGGGAAGACGTGCGCAATGCCGCCGGCGGGCCGGTTGAATTCAGCGCGCAGGTATTGCTCGACCAGATCACCGGCGTGAACGGCGGCTATCTGTCGATCGGCTTGTGGGTGGCGATCCACGAGATCCGCAACGGGGCGCGCCTGGGAAACTGAAGGCGGCCGCCCGCCACTGGGCAGATCAGCGCCAGGGCGGCCGCGATGAACTGGCGGAAGACCTTGAGTTGCTCGGGTTGGCCGACCAGATCAAACCGGGTGGCGATCAGTCATTCGGCGTGTGGCCGGAGAACACCACCACGGTGAGCGCATTCGTGGCGCTGGACGGTCACTGGCAGCTGGGCAGATCGGCAGACGGCATGCAGCAGCTGCGGATGCCCCCGGAAAAAATCAAAGATACGTTGGAGCTGATGGGCGTTAAACGGCGGCAGTGGCCGGAGGTGTTTAACGATCTGTTGGTCATGGAAACGGAAGTACTGGATACTTTGTTCGGGGAGACTGAGTGAGCGAACTGACATTCGGAATGCGCCTCACCTACGACGGCAAGAGCGCCGGGGCAGGACTGGAAGAGACGCGCGCAAAACTGGACGGTCTGACAAACTCGTCCAGCAAGCTGGCCGCGCAGAACCGCATGCTGAGCCAGACTTACAAAACGCACAGTGCCGAGGTGCAGAACACCGAGGCAGGTGTGCGCAAGCTGCTCGACCGCTACGATCCGCTGGGCGCGAAACTGCGCCAACTCCAGAACGATTTCAAGCAACTGAATTCCGCCGCTGCGGGCGGCAAGATCTCCGGCCGCGACGACGCGCGCACGGATCTGGTGTATGCCAATCTGCAGAAGCAGATCTCGCTGGCCAGCGCGGCGACGAATGGTTATGCCACCGCCTCCACGAATGCGGCCCGCTCTGCCGGCCAGCTGCGCATGGCCAACCAACAACTGCCGATGCAGTTCCAGGATATCTGGGTGTCGATGGCTGCGGGTCAGAACCCGATGATGGTGCTTGCCCAGCAAGGGGCTCAACTTTCGGGGATGTACGGTGGCGTAGGTAAGGCAGCCAAGGCGATGGGTAATTACATCCTTGGATTGATCAATCCTTTCACTGTCACTGCCGCCGCTGTTGCAGGTAGCGCATATGCCCTGTACGACTATGCAACCAGCGTCAACAAAGCACGCATGGAGCTGATGCAGTTCAAGGACGATCTGGCGGTGATGGGTGACACGGCCATGCTGAAGCGTGTTCTGGACTTGCGCTCGGCCGTTAAGAAGGCTGAATTTGAGGCGGTTCAGGGCGGGTTTGGTTCCATAGGTAAAGCAGACGAAGCCAAAAAGCTGAACGAACAACTTGTGCTGGCTGAGGCGGCGTACGGAAAACTTCGTGATGCAGAGACTGCTCGCGGAGACGCTGGCGGTATAGCCTCAAAGCTGGCACTCGAATCTGAAACAGCCAAGCGCCGCGAGCTGGAATTCAATATCAACCTGCTGCAGGTTTACCACGATAAGCAGGTCGCCGGATCGACCAATGAAATCGACAGCCTGAGTAAGCTCGGCGAGCTGAAGAAGCGCCTCAAAGACATGGATAAACCAAAATCCGGCACTAAAGACGACCGCAATCAAACTGCCATCACTGGTTTGGAAACGGAGCTCTTCAAAAAACAGATGGAGGTTGCGGGCGTTTCTGCCGCCCAGATAAAAGTGTATGAGTTGGCCAAGAAAGGCGCGACAGACGCACAGATTGAAAGCGCACAAGCTGCTGCCGACGGCATCATCGTGCTGGATGCGGAAACCAAAGCCACTCAGGATCATGCCAAAGCCATCGAAGAGACCAACCGCATCCTGGCGAACATCGATCCGCTCTATAAGGCGAATGCCGAGTGGGCGAAGCTGGTGGATCTGCAGGCGCGCGGGCTGATCACCGACGAGCAGATGGGCGCGGCCTACGAGCAAGCGATGGCCGGCATGAAGAAGAAAACCGAAACCGCCGCCGACGGCATGTCCGAGGTGTGGAAGACCTACCGCGACAGCACGCAGCGGGTGCTGGGCGACCAGATGTTCGACGCGATGATGGGCAAGTTCAGCAGCCTGGAAGGTGCGTTCAAGCAGATGATCTTCCGCATCGTGGCCAACGCGGCATCCGCCCGTTTGACCGAGGCTTTGTTCGGCGCGACAGGGCAAGGTTCGTCTTCGGGCGGCTTGATCGGTGCGATGATGACGGGGTTCGGCTTTGCCAACGGCGGCACCTTCGGCGCGCAGGCTTTCGCCAACGGCGGCACCTTCTCCAACGGTCTGTACACCTCGCCCACCCCCTTCAAGTTCGCCAGCGGCGGCGGGTTTAACCTGGGCGTGATGGGCGAGGCGGGGCCGGAGGCGGTGATGCCGCTGGCGCGCGATAGCAGCGGCAAGCTGGGCGTGCGGTCGCAGGGCGGTGGCGGTGGCGGCGGCACGCAGATTGTGATCAACGACCACACCACCATCCACGTCGACGCACGCTCTGATCGCGCGCAGGCGCTGGGCGAGATCTCGCAGTTGATCGACAACAGGCAGGCGCAGCTGGTTGACCGCCTGCGTCGGGAGGGTGCGATCGCATGATTATCACCTTTCCTTCCACGCTCACGCTGGTGACCGGCGTCGAATGGGGCCAGCTGCGGCGCGACCTGAACTTTGATTCGATCTTTGGGAGCCAGTCCGCCGAACTGTCGCCGCCGGTGTGGACGGCGCTGTTGACCCCGGCGAAGTTCAGCCGCGCCGAGTATGCGGAATGGGAAACGGTGCTGCTGCAGCTGAAGGGCCGGCAGAACCAGCTGGCGCTGTGGCATCTAGACCGGCCGCAGCCGCGGGGCACGATGCGCGGCGAGATGGTGCTGAATGGCGCGCATGCGCAGGGTGATGACGCGCTCAATATCAGCGCCGGTGCCGGGCAGGCGGGCAAGACCTTGCTGGCCGGTGACCGCCTGGGGTTGGGTAGCGGTACCACGCAGCAGGTGGTGCGGGTGCTGGCGGATGCCACGGCGGATGCATTCGGCGCCATCAGCGTGCCGGTCGAATCATCGCTGCGCAATGCTTTCGGCACCGCCACACCGGTCACCTGGGATAAGCCGTGCGCGCTGTTCCGCCGCGTCGCTTCGCGGTGGAGCATGAAGCATGCGCGCGGCGGCGTGGACGGCACCGTGCTGGACTTGGTGGAGGATTGGAACGCATGACCGCGCGCCTGGATGCCGAGCAGCAGGCCGCGCTGGAAAAGGCGCACATCAAGCTCGTCTATTTCATCGAGTTCCACTTTGCCAGCCTGGTGTACCGCTGCTCCACGCTGGGCGTGAACGTGAGCTGGGACGGTTACGAATGGACCGGGTTTGGCCTGATCGGCAACTTCTCGCCCATCGACGAATCGCAGGGCACTTCGGCGGCGGCGATCACGTTCGACATGAGTCTGGCTGATGCCACTTTTGTGGCGCTGTCGGTCGGCCCCGTCGAGGAATATAGAGGCCGCGATGTGGTGATGTACTTCTGCCCGCTGGACGACAACTTCCGGCTCGTCGGCACACCGAAACGTTGCTGGCGCGGCACGATGGATACGCTGAACGGCGGCATCAGCGGCAAGCCGGACGAGGCGACCGGCAGCCTGCAGCTTAAATGCGAGACCTCGGCATATGGGCTGAAACGCTACCCGGCATTGCGCCTGAATGCGGCGCAGCAGAAACAGCGCTACCCGAACGACACCTCGCTCGACCGCATGACCCGGCTGATCAGCAAACAAGTGCCGTGGCTGTCCAGGAAATTCCAGCAGCGATGATCACTCTGGCCGACTACATCGCCGCGCGCCTCAACGCCCCGTTCCAGTGGGGCGTGAACGACTGCATGACCTTTGCCGTCGGCTGGGCCGAGATCGCCGGCGGCCGCACGCTGCTGCCCAAGCGCCTGTGGCACACCGAGCTGCAAGCCGCGCGCCTCATCAAGCGCCACGGCGGGCTGGTGGCCGCGCTGGATGCGCACTTCGGGCAGATCCACCCGAACTACGCCAAGGACGGCGATATCGCCATCGCCGACGGCGTGGTGGCGCTGATCAGCGGCGCGCACCTGGTGGCACCGGGTGCCGACGGGCTGGTATTCAAACCGCGCACGGAGGCAGATCATGCGTGGTCGGTTTAGTATTTTTGCTGCCCTGCTGTTGGTATCGACCACGGCGGCGGCCATGCCGCAGGCGCTGGTGTTCGCCGGGGCATGGTTGTTGAGCTACGGCACCCTGCTGTCTGCAGCGGGCTGGGTGGTCGGCATCGGTCTGGTGGTGGGCGGCTCGGTGTGGGGTGCATCGCAACAGCGCAAAGCCATGCAAGAGCAAGAGGCCGCCGCGCGCGCAGCCTACAACGCCTCGCTCAAGGACCGTACCACCACCGTCATCTCGTCCGAACACCCATATGTCTACGTGTACGGCAAAGAGGTGGTGGTCGGCGTGCGCATCGTGGATGTGCTGACCAGCGGTGATCGTGACCAGTATCACCATCTGGTCTGCGTGGCGGCCGACCACGAATGCGAGGCTATCCTCGATATCGCAATCAATGACAAGTGGCTGGGCGCGCTGGATGCCAACGGCAATGTCACGGCGGGTGATTACCTGTACACCGAGCCGCAAGACGCCACGGAATACAAATCCGGCACCACCTTTACCCTGGCGCACACCCCGCTGGCCGGCAGCCTGCGCATCACCTGGTGGCAGGGGTCCATCGACAACGGCCGCGAGCGCGGCATGCCCTACACGCTGGTGGGCAACGAGGTGACAGTTTCCGTCTGGCACAATTTTACCTGCTCGTATCGGTGGGCCAAGACCACTCCGCGCGTACGGGTGGCCAAGCGACTCGGCGCACCCGCCACGCCGGCCGACCCGGCCACCATTGCCGAGTGCCCCACCCAGTACACCGCCACCAGCACGATGGACGAGAAGTGCGGCCTCATCGTGCGGCTGGATCTGGACCATGCGGAGTTCCAGGGCGGCGTGCCCTCGGTCAAGTTGAAACTCAACGGCAAGAAAGTGCATGACGTGCGCGATCCGGCGTGGCCGGCCGATGTGCCGGTGTGCTCAAGCAACCCCGCGCTGTGCCTTGCCGATTACCTCACCAGCGAGATGTGCCGGGTACCACTGACCGACCTGCCGCAGGCGGACTACATCGCGGCGGCCAATGCCTGCGATACCGTCGAATCGTTTGGCGCGCGGTACACCCTGAACGGCACGGTGCGGTCCGATCAGGATCGCGGCCAGGTGTTGGATGCGATGACCTTGAGTATGGCCGGCACGCTGTGTTCCACCACCTGGGGCACCCGCGCCGGGGTGTGGGAGGCACCGGTGCTGGCGTTGACGCAGGACGACATCGTGGGGGATTTTAGTTTTAACGCGGGCGTATCGGATGCGGATCTGTTTAACGGCGTGAAGGGCCAGTTTGTCAGCGCGGACAACCTGTGGGTGGCGACGGATTACAAGCCATACCAGAATGCCGCCTATATGGCCGCCGACGGTGCCGAGCTGTGGACGAACATCGATTTCCCGTTCACCGATAGTCTGCAACGCGTGCACAACCTCTGCCGCATTCTGGCCGAGGACCAGCGCAACGCGTTCACTGTGGAGGGGTACTTCTCGCACAAGGCGTGGGATGTGCCGGAACACGGGCAGCGCGTCACGTTCACCAGCCCCTTCCTCGGGCAGACCGCCAAGATCTATCGGGTGATGGATAAAAAGGTCGGGTTGAAACAGGCGGTATGGCTGAAGCTGAAGGAAGACGCGGCCACGATCTATGACATGGCCGATGCGGTGGTCGCGGATTCGACCCCCAATACCAGCCTGCCCGACCCCTTCGCCATCGCGCCGCTGGAGTCGCTCACCTGCACCTCCGGCACCGATGTGATGCAGCGCAACGGCGACGGCACCATCACCTCGCGCATCCTGGTGCAATGGCCGCCGGCCACTACGCCCGGCGTGGTGCACGGCGGGTACATCGAGGTGGAATGGAGCCGTCTGGGCGAGGCTGTCTGGAACGGCACGCCGGCCAGCGGCGGCGCGACCGAGGTCTATATTGGCCCGGTTGAGGATAGTGCGTTCTATAAGCTACGCGCGCGCACGGTGAACGCCACGCTGAATATCAAGTCGGCGTGGCTCTACGCGACGCACGAAGTCGAGGCGCAACAAACGATCATCAGCGAGCTGACAGATGATGTCGCGGCGGCGACAGAGGCTGTCGCGGCAGCGCAAGCCGCCGCAGCGCAAGCCGCCGCAGCGCAAGCCGCCGCAGCGCAAGCCGCCGCAGAGCAAGCCGCCGCGGCACTGAGAGAGGCCTCTGGTCAGGCCGATGTCTCGCTCGATGCGCTGGGCAATGCGCGGATCACCTTCACCACCTACAACGACCCGCAGATCCTCGGCTACGAGCTACGCGAGGGCGAGACGTTTGATGCCGGGGTGCTCGTGGCTACCACCAGCGGCAACAGCTTCACGTTGCCGGTGTTGGGCAGCGCGGGGAAAATTTACTGGATCCGCGCTCAGTACGCCGCCGGCTATTCCATCGCCGGGTACCGCATCGATTTTAGCGGCAGCAACATGCCGGCACCGGGGCTGCCCACCTGGAGCATCGCCGAGCCGAATTTGGTTTATGCCTGGGCGGCCTCGGCCGGCGCGGCGCAATACCTGTGCCTGTTCGAAGTGGGCGGTGTGACTACCGTTAAAACCGTCACGACGCCGGGCGTGAGTTTCCCGATCCCGAAGTACGACGCGACGATCCGCATCGTGGCGATGGCGGCGGACGGCACGTTGTCGCCGTTCGTGGACGAAGAGATCAGCCTCGGCGGCCAGTACCACTACAACGAGATCGTCAACGTCGCTTTGCCGCTCACCACCGGGCAGTATCTCAACCTGGCCTTTACGGCCGCGAACACCGTCAAGCGCGCCAGCCTGCTGGGCAATGCGCCGGTGGCACCCTACGCGCAGAACATCAACGACGGCGACCTGTACACGTTCGGCTACAACCTCGCCAACCTTGCCGCGTCCAGTATCCAGGGCATTTCCGCGAGCTGGTTCCGCAACGGCTTCTGGCGCGAGCGGGCGGGCTACTTCGAGTCCGCCGTGGTGGACCTGGGCGCGGTGCTGACCGGCAGCCTGATCCTCAATCTGACCAAGACGGTGACTTATGTCGGCAATGCGCCGGTGTCGAGCTACGCCCACGTCTCTGCCGAATATATGGCCGATGCCAACACCCAGGCGCTGACCGACCAGAAAGCGTTTTTGACGGCGCGCTTCTTCGTGGCCACGGACAGCGCCTACAGCGCGAACTGGAAGGAAGCGGCGAACGGCGACTGGATCACCGCGCGCTACGTCAAGATCGTGGTGGAAGTGGCGATGGCCTCGCCGCTGACCGAGATCACCGTCACGGCCGGCGCGATCACCATCGACGTGCCGGACGTGACCGAGACGGGCAGCACCGCAGGCGTGACCAGCGCCGGCAAGGCGATCGCTTTCGCCAAGAGCTACCACAGCGTTTCGGTCGTCATCGCCACCGCCCGCGGGGCGGCCAAGGCCTACACCGGCAACATCACCGCCACCGGCTGCACGCTGTACGCCGATACCGGCTCCCAGCAAGTCGATTATTTTGTGAAAGGATTTTGAGATGACTTTTGATGCGGAAAAACCGAACACCAGCCAGACCATCGGGGATGTGATTACCTCGACCGCCGTCAACCTGAACGACCTGGACGCGCGCGATGTGGCGCACCAGGCCAACAGCACGACCGCTCACGGCATCGATGCGCTGCTGGCCGCTAAAGCGGCCGCCGAGGCGCACCAGGCCGACAGCACCACCGCGCACGGCATCAACACCATCAAGGCCGCGGCGGATGCCGCGCAGGCCGAGGTGACCGCCGCGCGCGGCAGCAAAGCCGCGCTGGCCAGCCGGCTGGCCGTTGCGCTACAAGCCGATGGCGGCATCAAGCTGTCCAGCATCGCCAGCAAGTGGCTGGACAACGGCGACGTGCCGACCTACATCAGCACCACCCGCTTCAGCGTGCCCGGCGACCGCACCAAGGTCTACATCGCCGGCGTGCTGCTGCGCGGCACGGTGTCCGCCGAATATGCATATGCCGCCATCGCGAGCAGCTCTTACGGCGCGGGCATCACCACCGTGGTGCTGGACCCGCTCTATCCGGTGCTGACCGCCGGTCTGTCGAAGATCGAGATCGCGCTGATCGCCTGGGACAACGCGGTGGCGCTGGCGGCCACGCAGAACGCGGCGGACATCGTGAACCTGCAAGGCGACCTGACCGCCATCTCCACGCTGGGCAGCATGGCGGGCGACCCGACCGCCGCCGAGCTGGCCGCCGGCAAGGTGCGCGTGTGGAAAAACACCACCAGCGGGGCCGTGAAGCTGTGGGCCAACGACGGCGGTATTTTGAAATCAATCGAACTGACATAAGGAGCACGCAATGACCGAACAGGAACTTATTGACCAGATGGTTGCGCTGACTACGACAGCGCGATCCATTCTGCAGACCGTCCAGACCTACGGCACCGTCGATCAGGACGTGATGTTTGAGGCGGGGGGATTGAGCATCACCGTGCCGTCGGTGCCGAAACAGGTCGGGCAGATGACCGCCGCATTCGACCTGATGAAAGAGCAGTTCACCGGCGACTTTGGCGGGGCGATGGCGGGGATGACGCTCACCCGCGATAGCGCCGGCCGCGTGACCGATGTAATCGCCACATTGTCCAGCGGCTGGTCTGTGACCCACGCCTACACCCGCAACGCGGCGGGCAAGGTCAGCGCTGTCGAGGCGACCATCAAGGACGAGCTGGGCGCGACACAGGCCACGCTCAACAAAACCATCAACTACGACGCCGGCAACCGCTTCGTGTCGATTTCTTAAAGGAGAAAAAAATGCTCGAAGCCGTTATTCTCGACAACACGGAGCGCATGCTGGCAGGAGCAGGGGCGCGCTCGGAGCTGTCCAACAGCAGCAATATGATTGCAGCGCAGTCTCAAATGACCTGTTATGGCCGCGACAGCAAGGCGGCAACGCCGTTCACTGAACTGTTTAACTTTGTCTATGCGGGAATAGCGGCGCCGGCCATCTGGCGCAGCGATGTGAATAATGTGCTGCTCGTTGCCGCCGGCATCAGCCCGTTCAACGTGATTGCGATAGACCTGACCACCAATGCGATGACGTTGGATTCTACCGGCAGGTGGTTCAATAACATCACCGAAGACGCCAGCGGGGTGGTCTGGGCGAATGCTGCCAATAGCGGGCAGTACGGCCTGTGGAAGCGCACCGGCGCGGGTGCGTGGACGAAGGTGTTGGCCGACTCTGCCGTCGGTTATTTGTGCATGTGGATTGACAATAAAATTTATTACAGGAGCTCCGTCGGGAATTGGTACGAATGCACCGCAGGTACGGTTGTATTGAGTGCGGACCCCCTTGGGATTGCGGGCTGGTATTCAGTATTTACAAATTCACTCTCCAATGACAATGTTTATTGTTACCCCATTACTAGCTACCCCGGCTACTTGACGGGTTTGGGCAAAATGTCGGCGGTGCCAGGCTACAGCGCCTATAAAAACGAAGCCGCGCGGTACTGGCCGATTAGCGCTGCCGGGCAATATACTGGAGTTAAAATTGCACCCCTGGGAGAGATGAACTGGGAGTTTCTGTCTGAACTAACTCAACCGAATGCGCTGAACGTGGCGTCGGATGCGCTGTCCGTCTTGTACCCTGCAACGCAACACCGATTTATCAGGCTGGATAACACGTACATGCTGCATTCCTGCGCCATGAATTTGAATGGCGCGTCCGCAACTCGATTGCCGAATCAGGGGATGCGAAAAATAGCCCTCAATTTGTTAAATAAAACCACGAAAGTTAATAAATTCGTCGGCTCTATCTACCTGACGAGCTCCTCCACAGTAGGTATCAGCGCGACAACACCTGCCTTAATGTATGGAAACATTATCGGCGCGCAACTAACCAGTGGCGTGCTGGATTTGTGGATTGCCCAAGGGACGTACACCACCAACACCTCAACCGATATATACGGTCTGTTCAAGAAGTCGCTAACCCTCAATCTGGATTTCTAAGGGAGAAAAATCATGATTAAACTGGAAGCAGGAAACTATGTTGTGCAACTGCCTGAGCACTTTCTGTATCAGGATATCAACCCGGAGAACGGGCAGCCGTTCGTCTCCGAGGCTGCGGCGCAGGCGTGGGAGGACGCGTATCTGATCACCGCCGCTCTTGCGCAAGCAGAGAAAGATGCAGCGTTCGAGGCGGCGGCGCCAATCAGGCTTGACGAACACAAGGCAAGGAAGGTGGCAGAGATCCGCGCGCACTTCGCCGGGTTTGTGGACTCCCTTAAAGCCGATGCCGCCCCCTACGAGGTCGAGACATGGCCCGTGCAGACCGCCGAGTATTCGGCGTGGATGGCGAAAAGCACCACCCCGACACCGTATGTTTCGGCGCTCGCAGCTGCGCGGGGTATGCCGCTGGCAGACTTGATGGCCAAGATCGGCGCGAAGGTCGCGGGTCTGGCTCAAGTGCAGGGCGCACAGCAGGCGCTGGAAGCCGCGGTAAAAGCGGCTGTTGATGAAGCGGCAGTTGATGCGGTGGCGTGGTGAGAGTGCTGAAAAGCCTGTGGATCTATCACCTGAGACGCCGCCTGATACTGGCGGTGTTCCTGATCGTCGGCATGACCGGCGCGCTGATCGCGGCGGTCTGGCTGCTGGCCTGCGTGCTGTTCTCACCATATGGCCGGCGCCCCATCGCTATCTCCCTCGGCTTCGACCAGCTCACCAACGCCGCCACCGGCGGAAACGAGGACGAGACCATCAGCCTGCGCGCCGGACGCCTGCGCAAGACAGGTCGCGGCTGGGCATGCGTCCTGTGCCGCTTCCTGGATTGGCTTGATCCGGGGCACTGCGACAACGCAAAGAACTAGTCGGGGACAGCGCCACCAGGCGGCGACGGCGGATGGGGTGGTGAGGGTGTAAGAAAAGACGGTGCGACCGTTAAAGTGCGCGAACACTCTAACAGCCAACGCCCACGGCAAACCAACCGAAAGCCGCGAACTGGTGATCACGAACTACGAGCCCGGGATTATGGGAGGGTTGTTTTGAGAAGCCGACCCCGCGCCCTAAATTCCACCCCCCCCCAGTGCCAAATGCCGCGCAAATCAGTGCCAAATGCGGCGCGCGCTTACAGCTCGATGGCCAAAAAAAAAGACCTGCCGCAAAGCAGGTCTAGTTTTTTGGTGGGCCCTCACGGACTTGAACCGTGGACCAAAGGATTATGAGTCCTCTGCTCTAACCAGCTGAGCTAAGGGCCCGAAGAACTCAAAGC